CCCCTTGGGGGTCTCTGAGAGTACAGCGATGTATTCTCCCAAATGTGTAGATACCAAGCAGTGTCTAGGTATCTATGGCTAATCACCTTCAAAAGGAGAGTTATTTAATGTCTACTCAAGGCACGCGTATTCGAGCGAAGTATGCTCCCAGTCTTCCGACTGGGACCAAAATGGGTGAACTTTCTAAGTGGGATGGAACAAAGTGGGCAAAATATGCCGATACTCTGTCTCAATCACCTTTCTACCAAGGAGAAGTGAAGTATTGCCGGGACCAAACTAATCCCGGTCCTCCATATCTCTCTGGTGGTCCGTTCGTAACCCTTAAGGGTGCGCTTTCGCCTTTCGCTACTGACACAAATATCGTATCAGTTAATACCATTCCGAATCAGATTTCTTTTCCGGAAGGTATGCGATACGTCCAGTACCAAGGACGATTCTTCGGACCAGATTTTTCTGGTTTCGATCCCAATGAAGCCTTTTATGGTAACATAGGGAATTGGATCATCCAGCCTGGAGTGTTTCCTAGCTTGAGTAGCTACTATGCAACGGCCTCGAAAAGACTGAGGCCGCATCTCGAGAAAGCAGGATTGGCGGTAGCAATCGCAGAAATGCGAGAGATACCAAGAATGCTGCGTCAGGGTGGTAAGTTTTTCAGCGATAGCTGGAAAGCTGTCACCGTTAGGGAGAATCTTAAATTCCCCTTTATGAGCCCCAAAAGGGCTGCTGACGATTTTCTCGGTCACCAGTTCGGCTGGATGCCCTTTGTTAAAGACATCAATGACGCCTGTAAGGTGACATTGTTTGCCCACGATTATATTGCGGAATTAACCGCAAAGAATAATAAGTGGGATCATAGGGAATGCATAGTTGATGAGATAGAAGAAGACGTCGATATTTTAGCTTCTGGATCAGGAATGAAGGTTCAACCTTCAAACTTTGTGATAGATGCTATGTGTACCGGCGCCCCTCGTAGTTGGCAGATCCAACGTGTTGTTAAACAACAGGTATGGGCTTCTGGTGACTACAAGTTCTATAGACCTGAATTTGATGCTAGTTTATCTAGCTACAATAGCAACTTTAACAAGTTGCAACAGTATCTTATCCTTTACGGGATAAGGATCAATCCGTCTATTCTCTATAAAATAACTCCTTGGTCTTGGCTAGTCGACTGGTTCTCAAATACGGGAGACGTCATTGACGAACTCACGCAAGCGGGACAAGACGGACTAGTCTCCAAGAACCTGTACATCATGTGCCGTAGGGTGGAAACGATACGTCTATTTCAGACGATACCTTTCATCTCTGGCACTAAAACGTTCTCTTACGAGAGAGTTATCTCAAGTAAGCAACGTGGACATGCAGGAACTCCTTTTGGATTTGGCTTGCTTAACAGCGACTTGTCTGCTAAGCAATGGACAATATTAGGGGCACTTGGAATTTCCAAGTTTCTCTAGTATATCGGCCATGTGCTAAGTCAGTATGCCGCCTTAGGAAAGCGGTGTTACACGCATGGTTTAACTCCTATTAACTCTTTGGAGGTCAACCACTTATGTTTGCCGATCCACAATCTGTTACCGTTAATGCTGTCGCACAATCTATGCCACGCATTAGTACTGGAACTAATAGTTCTGTGTACCAAAAATCGGATGAAACCTTTAAACTTTCAATTTCTCATCAGAAAACGAAAGATAGGATTCGTTCGATGGCGCGCATCGATCAGCGAGCGATAGTAGCTGATCCATTGACTGCTGTCAATGATTATCAGACACTAACGTTCTATGTTGTAATCGATAGACCCTTTTATGGGTTTACTTCGACACAAACAGATCAGCTTATAACCGGATTTAAATCCTGGTTAGACTCAACTGCTATAGGGAGGTTATTCGGTCAAGAATCATAGGGCTAATACCTCTATGTTCTATTTCCGATAAATACACCTATGTCAAAAATGAAGAATATTCTTCACGTCTTGGATACTATTGCTACTATCTCAAAAGAAAGTAGCGACGTTGTGCATGAATTTGCGCCAGATATTCCGGCGCCTCTTCCTGTCACACCGAGTTCCAATTCTTGTCCTCTTATTCACTTAACTGGTCCTAATGGTGAAAACCTTCAGGAACTGTTAAGAAAGAATATAGAAGAGGCCGTTCAGGCTCTCTTCCGCGAGGTCAAAAGACAAGGCGAATTAGAAGAGGGTTCTTCCTGATTCTAATTCCCCCCTGAGTCGTAGGTATACAGATGGATTCTCACATTTTGTGGGGATCATAGGCAGACTACGTGGCTTGAAGTATGACCACCTTATATAAGGAGGCTGCTTGAAAAGCAACGTAAGTGACTACCTAGAGCTGGCAATGGCTGTCTATAAAGACGCCTGTGCCAAGTGTATCGCTGATGTCTCTGATTTTCGAGATTTGGTGACAATCAAATCTCGGGTTAAAGGGGAAGGATTATCGTTTTTGACGATTACGCTTCCTGCCTTCGCTCAAGATTTCGAAAGATCACTTGAGCTTGGGTACATTGACTCAACACTTTTCCGAAGTTTTCGGAAAAGAGGATCAATCCCTGCTTTTTTGCAAGGTATGATCAGTCGCATCTTTAACCTAGAGACGGGGAGGATTTACGATGACGAAGTTCATATTGCTACAAACGATGTCCCAACTATTGTTGAATCTGTACGGCAGATTTGCCTTACATTCAAAAAGGTTGAGTTGGCGTGCACGCCCGCAAGGACGGCCGCCGCGTTTGAGAACTTTATCACAACTGAGCGATCCTTTGAGATGTTCGCGCTGCCGAGAGAGGATGTCAATTCATTTGAATTGGTATCTTCTGTGTTGTGGGGTAACATGCTATGCGATTTACGCATTAGTGAGTTATCTCCTCGACACGGTCCCGGAGCTACCGCCGAACGTGTTTCTGGAAATCAGAAATTTCGTTGGCGGTATTGGCACGAAAGGATCGAGCCTTATTTCCCTATTATCGATTTCGGGTATACTATATCCGCTTTCGGTTCTAAGGAGCTCGATGATGTAACTTTCGTACCAGAGGCGTTGGAGCAACCCGTTAGGGTTACTCCAGTTCCTAAAACACTCAAAGGCCCACGAATCATAGCTATAGAGCCCTGTTGCATGCAATATGTGCAACAAGGGATTCGAAATGCATTATATCGCATTATCGAATCACACCCGCTAACGGCTGGTCACGTCAATTTTCGTGATCAAACTGTGAACCAGGAGCTTGCTATGAAGAGTTCTGAAGACAGGCAATTAGCAACGATTGACCTTAAGGACGCTAGTGATCGCGTTCCGCGTGATCTCGCGTTACTAATGTTTAGATCGAATCCTGATTTAATGGATGCGATCGACGCATGTCGTTCGACTCGCGCCGAATTACCCGATGGGAGAATTATTTCTCCATTGAGGAAATTCGCGTCGATGGGAAGCGCTCTCTGTTTTCCAGTAGAGTCTATGTACTTTTACACTATTTGTGTAATGACTCTACTTTCTGAACAGGACCTCTCCGTAAGTCACAGAAACGTTTTTAATGTTTCTCGTGATGTTCATGTGTATGGTGACGACATTGTCGTCCCCTCCACATATGCGAAGGCTGTTCTCGATAACCTACAAAAGTACAACTGTAAGGTTAACACATCTAAGACTTTCGTAAACGGAAGTTTTCGAGAGTCGTGTGGTGTGGATGCTTATAAGGGTCGGTTGGTAACTCCGACTTACCTACGTAAGCCTCCACCTGAGAACAGGCAGCAAGGTTCGGAAATTCTTTCTTGGATTGCTACAGCTAATCTCTTTTATAAAAGAGGCTACTGGGCATCTGCTGACACGTTATTTAAGCGTGTCGAGCGAGTCATAGGGCCTTTGCCTTATGTTCACGAAAGAAGTCCGGCACTTGGGCGCATCTCTTACTTGGGCTACCAGTCCATCTCACGATGGAATGATAAGCTTCATCGCTTTGAAATAAGGGCGATGGTTCCAAGCCCAGTTTATCGCACCGATAAATTGGAGGGATACGCAGCTCTCTATAAAAGCTTCCTAAAGCTAGAGGACTTGAAAAACCCTCTTGTTTCTAGGGATGTTCTTCATTTAGAGCACTCTGCACAGCACGGCGCTGTGTCACTTAAACGCCGTTGGGTGCCTGTCACCTTGACAGGTTGCTGGTAATCCAGCTGGGGTTTCCCTGTGTGGCCTTTTGGGGCTATTACAGCAGTGC